CAAGCACCCGGCCGGCTGGGATGGCGACAGCGGCCCCGGCGTCGGGCGCTTCTTCGCCACCAACGTACTCAGCCTGAGCCACGACGAGGCCCGCGCCATGCTGCGCGAGCCCGGCTTGCAGTTCCCTTCCGGCAGCGCCCAGGCGCGCGTGCTGGAGGCCAGTTTCTACCTAGTCCGCGATGCCGCGCCGGATGGCCTCGTTGCCAATATCGACGCCGGCATTGTTTCAGACGCCTCTATCGGATTCCGCCACTCGGACAGCCAGCCAATCTACGACGGCGATCAGCAGATCGCGCGCCGCTTGATGGCGCCTGGGGAAGCCTTTGAGGCGTCACTTGTCTGGCTCGGCGCACAGCCGGGCGCACGCATCCACAAATCCGCAAAACCGCAAGGTGATGACATGACTGAAACCGTTAGCAAAGCGGTCCACGACGAGCTGACGGCTCAGCTCAAGGCCGCGAACACGCGCGCGGACACGGCCGAAGCCAATGCCGCGAAATACACCGCCGCCGCCAAGACGCTCGGCGAAGACTTCGACGCCGCCGACCTGAAGGCCCGCGCAGAAATGGGCGACGCCTACAAGGCCGGCATGATCGACGATCTGGTCGCCGCCAAACGCCAGCTCGGCATGGTCGGCGATACCGACGCCGATGTGCAGGCTGCGAAGGACGCGCTCGGCGCGCTGCCTGTCACCTACCTGAAAGGCGAGCTGAAAGGCGCGCTGGCGCTGGCCGCTGGCAAGCAGCAGTTGGGCGGGGGTGATCCGAATCAACCGAAATCCAAACAGGCTGGCGGTTTGCGCGATGCGTCTGTGACCAAGAACGCTATTGGAGGTGGTAACTGATGGCCACTGCAAACATCACCGGCGGCGTTGCCGGCGTCAAAACGTTTGACCACACCGCTACGGCGGACATGTCGCGGGCGAAATCACCGTGGTGAACAGCCGCGTCACCATCGCCTATGCGCAGGTATCCAGCGGCGATGATCTGCAACTGATCTACGCGGCAGAGCAGGCGGAGCTCCCGAAAGCTGCCGAAGACCTGGCCGCTGGCGACAAGGTTTACTGGGACAACACCGCCAAGAACGTGACGGCAACCGCGACCAGTAACACCGCCTGCGGCATGGTGCTCAAGTCGGCGCTGACGGCAGTCAGCACGGTCGACATCGAATTTTTCAACGACATCTGAGGGCTGACGCATGCAGATTAAAACGTTTGCTGGCGTGGGCCAGCAGCCGAATGGCATCGCTACCGGCATTGACTGGAAGCGGGCTGACTTCGCCAGCGACACTGGCCGCAAGGCGATCGCCGATGCGATCACCGGCTATTTCGGCGACGTGCGCACCGCGCAGAAAACCGTGCTGCCCGGACAGGTGCCGACCCTGCCGCGCGCCACGGATTTCGACCTGCGACTGCATGGCGCGGTGATCGACGGCGGCGACGTGGCGCTGTTCACCGAGGTGGACCGCCGCGGCTCGGCCAACCCGGTGTACACCTATCGCGATCACGACACCGACGCGATTGTGTTTACCCAGAAAACCGCCGGCGAACCGGCACGCCTGAGCCAGCTCAAGAGCGGCACGGCCGCGACCATCGGCGTCGCCGAATGGCATGGCGCGCTGGGCATCGACGACACCGCCAAGCGCTTCGACGAGTACGGCGAATTCGAGATGGCGGTGCAGGCAGTGCCGAGCGTGTATCAGCGCAAGGTGACCGAAGTCTGCGCCACGCTGATCAACGCCGTGACCGGCATCACCGAGACGTGGGCGACCGACCTGACCACCACGGTCAACAACGCCGCTGCGCAGATCCTCGAGGACTGCGGCGATTTCTACGGCGTCGGCGACGCGCCGCAGTTCGTGCTGCGCTACAACCCGCGCAATCAGGCGCGCGTCGCGCAGATGCTGGCGGCCACCTACGCCGCGCCGAACGACAGCAACTCCGGCAGCCAGCTGGTGTTCAGCAATCTGGTGCTGCACCCGACCCGCCGCCAGACGACCGGCTCCATGAAGCTGATCCTTCCCGGCCACGACATGAAGCGCGTGGTGTGGGATGACCTCTACAGCGAATACGGCCGCGACTACATGCGCGGCGCGGATGCGTTTGTCTGGCGCTCGCGCTGGAACGCTGCCATCGGCAACACCGCGCAGCTGCGCTCGTTCACGCTGGCATAACGTGGTTTCTCTGGTGGTCTCCAATAACGGGGCTCCTGGAGCCCACTGCGGGCGGCTGGCTTTGTGGTGCACGCCATGAGCCTCGCCATCATCACCGATATCGAGCAGCTCGGATTCTGCCCCGCGCAGTTCGGCGACCCGGAAGACTGGGCGCGGGCCGGCGGGCTGGTTGATCGCGTGATCGAGCAGGCCGCCGCCACGCTGCGCAGCACGATGGGCGCGAGCAGCTACGACAGCATTGCGGCGGACACCGCCAGTGATGAGCACACCCTGCTGCGTGAGGCAGAGAGTTATCTGGCCGGGGCCAAACTGTGGTTGCGTCTGGAGAGCTACGAGCGCTCGCGCGTGACCGTCAATCGTGGCACGGCGGACCAGGAATCGCGGTTTAGCCGCCAGATCGAAAACAGCGTGCAGTTCGAGGATCGCTGCTGGGCAGCGCTCGGCGAGCTGGGCGTTAGTCGATCGATGGGGTTTTCGGTTGGCCGCGTGAGCACGGACAGCCTGAGCGGCGAGCAGGTGACGGCATGAGCATCAGCACCAACGCCGCACTGATTGCCGCGCGATTCAAACTGCGCGCTGCCGGTTTCCGGCGGGCTATTCGCAAAGGGCTGACGCGCTCGGTCGTGCAGGCGCGGCGCGAGCAGGTGCTGCTGCTCTCCGGCGGAGAAGCCCCGGGCGATTACCCGGTGCCGCGACGCACCGGTCATCTCGCGCAGTCTGAATTTGGGAAAATGATTACAGATGTATCCGCCGTGGTCGGCAACCGAGCCAACTACGCGCTGATCGTGCACGACGGCAAATACACCAACCAGCCCCACGGCAAGCGCCCGTTTTTGCAGGACGCCGTCGACAAGGTCGACGTGCAGGGCAATATCACTATGGCAGTGCGTGACGCACTGGCGGTGCGCGCATGATCGCCGGTCTCGTCGAAGCGCTGGCCACGCAGCTGTGCAGTGACGCGCAGCTCAGTGACTGGGCGCGCCGCTACTGCAAGCAGCCCACTATCGCCAAAGTGTTCGGCAACCGCTCGCTGTTCGATTCGCGCGGCGCTTTCGTTCTGCAGCGCGAGGTCCCGGCGCTGATCTTCGATTTCGGCAACGCCGAGATCAACACCGGCCCCGGCGCGCAGCTCTCGATGGCCAGCTGGCCGATCAACGTCGGCATGGTCTGGCGCGAGCAATGCCCGGACACCGCATTCACCGCGCGCAGCGAGCTGCCACGCCTGCTGCTGAACGCGCTGCACACAGACCCGTTGCTCGGGGGCGCAAGCTCCGGCGCGGTCATCACCGAAATTTCGCCGAGAGACATTGCCGCGGACCTGAGCGTGCGCGTGGTCGAGTTTGTCGTCTCGGCTCGACTGGAACACCGCACGGGGACCTGACATGGCGCAAGCATCCGGCATCGAAACGAAAATTCTCGTCTGCGAGGAAACGACCTACGGGCAGGCGCCAGGCTCGCCGAGCTGCGACCTGGTCTACGTCACCAAATACACGCCCGCAGGCCAGCGCGCGCTGCTGAATGACACCACGCTGCGCCCCGGCCAGCGCACGGCGCTGCGCCCGGATCTGGGCAAGATCGACTTGCGCGGCACGCTCAGCCAGAATTTCGCGGCGGAGGATTCCGGCCTGCTGCTGAAACACATGATGGGCAGCATCAGCACCAGCGGCACTGGGCCGTATACGCACACGCTGACCACTGGCTCCTTGCCGGTCGGGCTCACCTTCGAGAAGGACCACGGCGCATCGATCAGCGGCACCGGGCGATACATGCGCCACAGCGGCTGTCGCGTCAACTCTGGCGCGTTCAGCTTCGGCGAGGATGGCTACGTCACCGCCGATTACGAGATCATCGGCGCGAGCGAAACCCCCTCGCTGTCGTCACTCGACAGCACGCCGAACGACCCCGGCCACACCTCGTTTACGGTATGGAACGGGGCGTTTGAGGAGGGCGGCAGCGCGGCGGCAACGCTGCTCTCGATGAGCCTGCAATACAGCAACAGCCTCGACGCGGAAACCTACCCGCTCAACCTGCAAGGCGCACGCGGCGCACTCAAGGAAGGGCAAGCCGTCATCACCGGCAGCGCGGTATTCCTGTTCGACTCCATGACGATCCTGAACAAGGCCATCGCTGGCACGGAAACCAGCCTGACCGCCACGCTGCAACGCGGCAGCGGCGCGGGCAGCGCGGGCAATGAGTACGTGCAGTTCGATCTGCAACAGATGATCTACGAGCGCACCGCGCCGCCAATCGAGGGGCCGCAGGGGCTGCGCCTGTCGGTCAATTTCACCGGCTACGGCGACGGCCTGCGCATCATCCTGAAAAACGCGGAGGCGCTCTAATGTCGTTCGTTTTCTCCGCAGACCGCGAGGTCGACTGGCCGGTCAAAATCAGCGTGCCTGCCGATGGCGGCGCGACGGACGAGCACGAGATCACCGCGCGCCTCAAGCTGGCCAGCGGCGACGAGTTCACGCAGATCCGCGCGGCCGTGGTGCAGAGCATGTTCCGCGCCGGGCAGGGCGAGGGCAGCGCGCCGAGCCAGACCGAGCGCGACCGGCTGGCGAAATACGTCATCGACTGGGACGGCATCGAGACCGAAGACGGCGAGCCAATCCCCTGCAATGACGACACCCGCAAGGCGCTGCTCGACATCCCCTATCTGTACACCGCATTCAGCGCCGCGCTGATGCAGGCGAGCAGCGGAGCCCGCGCAAAAAACTGATCAGCTGGGTGCGCTGGCAGCACGGAGCGGACGGCCAGGGCAGCCCAGCGTATTGCAAGAGCTGCAAGAAAATCCGGCGCGAGGACTGGCGCTGCGGCGGCTGCAACGAGCCGCCGATCTGGGATGAAAACGTGCCGATAGTCGAGCTGTGGCTGGCGATGCAAACCCAGTGGCGCACCAGCTTCGGCGGCGTGATCGGGCTGGATTACAACGTCGCGCTGCAACTGATGCCAGCCTATGACCTCGACGACGCCCGCACCGCGCTGCACGGATTGCAGCTAATGGAATCCGAAACCCTCGCCATTTTCGCGGAGCGCGCCAAACGTGCCGACTGACGTTTTACAGATCAAGCTGGAGACAACCGGCGACGGCAAGGTAAAGGCTTCGCTGGCGGGTGTCAGCAAAGCGCTGGAAGGCGTCGGCGGCGGGGCGAGCAAGGCGAGCATCGGCATCGGCGACATGCTGCCTCAAGTCACCGCGCTGGGCGTGGCACTCGGCGCGTGGAACCTCGCCAGCATCGCTGACCATTTCCACAGCCTGCAAGACCGCATCAAGACCGCGACCAAAGAGACCGGCGATTACGTCGAAGTTTCTGCGGCGCTGTACGACATCTCACAAGCCAACGGCGCTGCGCTGGAAACCACCGTCGGCCTGTTCCAATCGCTGGCCCGCACTGCGCCAGAGCTGAAAGTCACCAACAAGGAAATTCTGACGCTCACCGATCTGGTGCAGCAGCTCGGCGTAATCGGCGGCAGCAGCGCGCAGCAGATGCAGGACGGCCTGCTGCAGTTCAGCCAAGGCATGGCTGGCGGCATTCTGCGCGCGGAAGAATTCAATTCGATCATCGAGAACCTGCCGGAGCTGGGCAACCGCATCGCCAAGGGCATGGGCAAGACGGTCGGCGAGCTGCGCGAAGCCGTGCTGGCTGGCGAGGTGCTGAGCAAAGACGTATTCGATTCGCTGCTCAAACAGGCGCCGGAGATCGCCGCCGAGTTCGCCGACATCCCGGTGCGCATGGACAAGGCCACCACGATGCTCGGCAACAGCCTGACCAATCTGGTCGCCAAGCTGGACGAGAGTGTCGGGCTGTCGAAAAACATCGCGGCATCCATGGCGATTGTGTCCGGCTGGCTGGATGACGCGACCTCGGAAACGCCAGAGGCGGATCGCTACGCGGCGCTGACGGTCGCCATTCGCGATGCGCGCATGGAGGTGGAGAAGTTCACCCAGCTGCGCGATGACGCGACGTTCGGCTTCACGGCTGACGGCTATCAGCAGCGCATCGACGAAGCGAAAGATGCCATCGCCGCCGCCGAGCGCGAGCAGGCCGCCATCACCCGCCGCATGGAGGCGCGCGAAGCCGAGAACACCGCCCGCGAAGAAGCCAACCGGCTGGCGCAGGACGAAAAGGACCGTGCCAAATACATCGAAGACCAAGCCGCGGCGCTCGACAAGCTGGCCAACAGCCTGCTGAAAGAGGAGGTAGCCGCCGCGCGAGCCAAAGAGCAGGAAAAGCTGCTGCTCGAAGGCATCACGCTGTTTCCGGAGCAGGCCGATCGCTACCGCCGCGCGCTGGCCGAGCTGCACAAGGAACACAAGACCGGCGCGAGCGACACAGCGCGCTTTGCCGCTGACCTGCAACGCACGCTGGACAGCCTGTTCCCGGAAGCCCGTGAGGCGCGCGAGTATTTCGACACCATCGAGCAGCTCGACGAAGCGCTGGCCCGCGGCAACCTGACAGCGCGCGAGCATGCCGATGCGCTGGCCGCGCTGCACACGCAATATGCGGACCTCGGCGAGAAAGCGACCGAGGCGACCGGCAAGATCGCCAAATCCGCGAGCAAGGTCGCCGACAAGCAGAAGCAGGCATTCGACGGCATGGCAGAATCGATGAACAGCTTCGGCGATCAGTTCATCAACTCGGCGGCAGATTGGGCGATGGGCGCAGAAGGCAGCTTCGACGACCTCGACGAAGCCTTCGGCAAGATGCTGCTCAGCATGGCGATGAAGGCCGCGCTCAGCCCGGTATTTGACGCCATCGGCACCGGCATGGAGTCGTTTTTCAACGGTATGTACGGC